CACTTAGATTCTGATTTGCTTTTGATATATTTGTCAAAAGACTTTTTCTTTGGTAGAACATCCGAATACACTTTATATAGCTCACGAGATTTTAACTGACCATTAGTGTATTGTTGAATCTCGTTTACAAATTCAATGTAGTCTAGGTTCATAGATAGAAATCGGTTGACCATATACATATCAAACGATTTTCTATCTACCTCGGAGAGGGATTCCCACTTATCTTTTTTGTAGGTAATCCCCCCCAAGTGGTCAAAAAGTGACTTTGCTTTTACAACAATTTCATCACTTTTTTTCATCATTTTCAAAAAATTCGCGTGGAGTGAACTTTGGATGCACTGTTCCACAATCATTACAAACTACCACCGGAATAGGCAACATTGATGCTTGACCATTTGGAGATTGAATTGCGGGAACTTCTTTAAACATCGTCAACTCGGTGAAAAAAATACCATCACAATTAGGGCAAGCCACTGTGGGTAATTTAAATGGGTCGATTTGCATTTGCGGTGCTTGAGTCTTCTGACCCATAGGAATCACCTTGGTTTGTTTTTTTGTCATATTAATTAATTGTCATAATAATGTTAATCATCATCGCCATAGTGTTGATTTCTTTATCAACCACCATTGAGTCCTTATATTGACCATCTGCGATGTTTAAGATGGTCTGACCTACTTTTCCATTAGCATACTCATCCACTCTATCATAAAGTGTTTTGTATAAAGGTGTGAAATCACGAACTTTTGAGTCAGCAATAATTTGTCGGATTGTAGTGAATTTTGTTTTCACATCAGCCGATTTAATTAATTCTTCTACTACATTATCTGCATAATTTGCTTGAATGTTTGAAGTTGAATCAATTACCAATTTACCATTGATAACTTGTCGTTGTGCTGCATTTAAAACTCTACGAATGTCAGGATATCCACTATTTACAAGAATAGCAAGTTCATCCGTTTGAAATTCCACACCTTCTTCATTTAGAATATCAAACAATCGTTTAGCAACTTCTTTCTTTGATGGCGGGGTGATAGCAAACGCCTGACAACGAGACTGAATCGGGTCAATTACTTTTTCAACATAATTGCAAGTCAAAATAAATCGTGTTGACTTTGAAAATGTTTCCATTAAATTACGAAGAGCTGCTTGAGCATTAGGAGTCAAATAGTCGGCTTCATCTAAAATAACAACCTTCCATTTTTTGAAACCCATAGATGATGCAAACCCACGAATTTTATCACGAACCGCGTCAACAGAGTTTTCATCTGAAGCGTTTATATACATCAAATCACAATCAATCTGATTGGTAATAATTTTAGCAAGTGTGGTTTTGCCCGTTCCAGCTTGACCATATAATAAGAGGTGGGGAACATCCTCGTTTTGAATATAAATCTTTACTTTTTCAAGAATATGTTGGTTTCCAACATAACCTTCTAATGTATCTGGTCGATATTTTTCGACCCATAGTGAATTACTCATCTTCCTACTTCTTTTAAATATTTTTCTTTACAATCTTCCCACGACATACCAATGATGTCAATATAAAAGAGAGACTCTGGTTTGATACGACCCTCCTCATGAAGTTTTATGTATCTATTAATTGCTTTTGGTTTCCACCACTTCATCGTGTATTCATCACCTTGAACAAACTTATCCTTCATTACAAGTTGGTCTTCAGTAATTTCATTGCGTAAAAACTCATTACCATTATCATACATTTGAGCGAAATATACCCCTCTTTTAAATCCATGTTGATAGTGAGACGCTCTAATACCAACTTCCTTAAAAATGAGATTAATAATTTTTTGTTTCACTCCGGTAGCAGGCCCATCAACACCTTCTTTTTCAGCAGTTTGTTTAGCGTATTCTTCAGGCTTATTTTCCTTTATCCAATGATGCCATCCCTCATATACTGAATCATCTGGCTTTGTAGCTACCTTACCTGCGGATTCACCCAAAGTTTTAAAATGTGGAATTCCGTTATATTGAGAGTGAATACCATATAAAGATGTTGTTCCAACAGCAATCAGAGTTTGTCCGTATTTTTCTTTCCAATGGTTACGAACTTCTGCAGAGGTAGCCATACAAGCTACCAACTTACCACCCAAGAAGTTATATCCCAAAGGCTGTGTGCATACAATCGTGGTAGCAATCGTAGTATGATTCAACCTACCATCTTTGTATTTATTATCTTGTGTCCATCCAATATAGTTATCTCTAACCCCCAATGATGTCACATCCGACCCCAATGATACCAATCCAAGAATTTTACCACTAACTCGGTCTTTAATATAAATTTTGACATTACGACCTGGATTAGCATCAAATGACATTGTATGGATTAGTTTTCGGATTTCAGTCCAGCGAGTGGACTCTTTGGGGTCATCAACAATTTCCACATAAGGTTCAAGCAATTCAATTTCTTTAATCGTTTGTTCTTTGTTATAGATGTCAATAGGCATCCAAAGAGCATCGTAATGAAGCGCCAGACCTGCTTTTCTCTTCATAGAGGTAGCCAAGTCATAGTTCCATTCTTGCCACTTTTTGTAAAGTGTTTGTTCCTCTACTGACATAGAAGAAAGGTAGTTCATATTTTCAATGAACTTACCCTTTTCTACATCATAGTTAAACTTAGGCTTTGCTGGCTCGGTATCCCAAAACATTACTTAATCTCTACTAAATAATAGTTTGATTTATACCCATCATGTTCAAAAGAAACATGAGCAAGACCTTGTGATGAGACCTTCATAGAAGATGCTTTAGCACCACGATTTGCGTTCAAGATTTCTTTCAAGTATTTAGCAGAGAATGAAATAGGTTCAACATCACTTTCACAAGTGCATTGAACATTAATTGAAATTCGGTTTGAGTTGATTTTAGAATAACCTAAAATTATCTCACCTTTATTATTCTTACACTTGAATGTAAAAGTGTCAGAATCACTTAAAGCACCTTTAGATTTGATAAACTTACTTACGAAGTCTTCATCTAAAGTAATAGTAGAACCAAAATTAGGGAGCGCCTTGAGTTCTGGAACTACGGGAATAACTGATAAATCAGCTAACATATAGTTTACTGATGTACCTGTGTCGGAGAACGCCAAACTGGCGGCACCTTCTTCAATATTGATGTTTGAATCTAAAACACCAAGTAAACCTTTGAGTTGGGAAGTCGTGTATACACCAAATTCTCCGTTAGGGAACTCTTTGTCTTCACTTTCAACAGTACCCAAAAGGGTTTTGTCATCAGAAATGAATTTTACAAACAATCCTTCATCGGTAGAGTTAATTTTTACAGATTCAACCTCACCACCCAAATTGTAACGGGCTACAAACCCTTCAAATGAACTTTTTTTCATGTTTTTTTATTTTTTATTTATACTAATATACGAAATAATTTTGAATTATACAAACCATTGGTGGATTTTTTGTTTTCTTTTTTTAAATCTATAAATGTAAATGTTTTTTGTTAATGTTTCCACATATTCAGCACTTCCATTATCCAATGCGTTTTTTAATTCAATAGCAACGGGTTTTAATTTCCCATTGTGTTTGTTTCTTAAAGTTTTGCCGTGATACCTACGACCATTCCACATAATAACTCTTCCCGCTGATGTTTCACCCATATACTCAAAGTTTGTAGCTTTATAAACCACACCTTCGTGTCCAAATGTTTTATCAGCGTATGAGATTATCATTTCTAAATCAGTATTTCGTTGTAACCACCGAAGCGTCCAACCTATAAAATACGATTCGGTATTTTTTGGAGTATCATCAATACACACCAATCTTTTTAGTTCTAAAATCTTGGATGGATTGGGGTTATACTTTTCAGCAACTCCAAGCATACCCAAAGACCCATAAACCATAGCACCAATCATAGTATCACCATCCATCAATTTAAAGCAATATGAAATGTGCAATCCATTCATATTTTTTGAATAGTGATGGGTTTCCACGAAATCTACAATTTCACTCCGTGGACATTGTTCTACTATGTAATTGGTTACACTCATTAATTTGTTCGCTCGTTGAACTTGTCCTCCAGCATTTCATTAATATTTCCAATAGTATACGCATTTTGTAAAACTGAATCTAATACATCATATGCGTCATCCTCTGAAATGTCACCAAATCGGTGAACATCATCGGTGTGCCAGAGATTATCTACATAGTAACCATGTTCTTTTAATACTTGTTTTGCTTGTTTGGTAGTCATATCATTTAAATTAAAATCCAAAAAATTGTGATGCTTTCTGAAGATTGGGATTTGGTTTATCCCAATTCATTGCATCGTAAAAATCATCAAGTTTGTTTTCTAAATCTTGTTTCCATATTTTATTATAGTCAATGTATTGTTGAACAAACTGATTGATTTGGGGTGGGTCGTTATGACCTGTAAATGCGGTGGTTTCCAAACCAAGTGGATTCTTTTTAAGATATACCCATTTAATTTTATCACCATCTTTCATAGGTTCATATTTGTAAGGAGCTTTATAGTATTTTAATAATCTATTATAAGTTATAGCAGCTTTAACGTGTGCTGGTGTTCCTTTTTCAAACTCACCTAATGCGTATTCTTTACGAGCGTTTACATACTTAGACATATCCTTTACGGCAGAGTTTTTAGCGATGTCTTTAAATGTCTGATTTTCCATATTGGATTTATAGTCAATCAGTTTAGCATCAATTTCGGACTTGTCAACACCTTTTAGAATATCCAACAAAACAGTTTCCATCACCTTTTTAAAGTAAGTTGGGAATGATGACCTACGAACATCAAGTCCCTTTACATCCATTTTGTCACAAGGAACCGTATTGTCGTTAATAATCCATTGTGCGTATCTCTTTTTTGATACCCAAAATCCACCCTTTGCAATGGTTTCTTGTTTAATATCAAATCGGTGAGAATTTACATTAAATAACTTTTTGGACATTGTGTCGTAGACCTTGTTGATGTGGGCTTGAACCTCTTGAGCTACGGACAAAATCGCAGGAACCATTTGTTCATCCGAAGTGGGGTCAATATTTGGGTTTCGGGCTTGAACCAAGGGAAGTGCTTGATAAAACACGGAGTCCGTATCGGTATAAACATTATAATCACCCTCTTCACCAATAATACTTTTGTAGTATTGATTAGCAATCATTTCAGTAGTTTTGATTACCGTCTGACCTGTAATTGTAGTAGCCTCAGCATTGTCTATATCATAAAATCTAAACGATGGTAATCCTAATACACCATAAAGTGAATTCAACATAATTTTCTGAACCAATTGACGTTGGGAATAAAACTTATAAAGTTCATCATTACCTACATTACCATATTTTTTCATTAAATCTTTATACTCGACTCGTTTATCAAACCAAACATTTAAGATTTCAGGTATTACACCTACCCTATCTTGCGTATATAATACACCATTTGATGATAGTGAATAGTTTGATTCCGTAATAAGTTTTTGAAATTCACTACGAGTCAATGGTGGAAACTCAGCGCCAGAATCATCTACAATTGAATAAGATTCAATTTTGTCTTTCATATAATCTTCCGATGAAAATGATTTTAATTTACCAATTTTCGTTTCGGGTGATACATTTAAAGTCATAATGATGGATGGATACAGCGATGTTAAGTCCAAGTCGTATACCCATTTGTAAAGACCTGGTTTGGGTTCTTTAACATATGCGCCTGTAAATTTACCTTCACTATCAGAACCATCTTCATTTTTTTCGGCTCTCTTTGATTTATCTGGCGCTACACGATTACTTCTACGAAGAAATGTTAAGATAGCACCTTCCAACCACTTTGATGAGAATAGAAAGTCTTCGTAAAAAACGTGACCTGCGTGACAAATCGCTTGAGCGAGTTCAATGAACTGAAGTTTTCTATCCATTTCAACAACCAACTCCACATCCACCAAGTTATACTCAATGAATTTTTCCAAGTCATCTCGAAATAATTGGTCAAGATTACCTTGATAATCAATCTTACCTCTACCCAATACAATATTAGCAATAGTATCTAATCGGTAATTTGGAAATTCTTGATAGGTAAAGTTTTTGTAAAGAGCAAGATAGTCCAAACAAGAAACTCCCGCGATAATATAACGATTACGATATTTGTTGTATCCAATCTTACCAATTGGAGATAACTTGTTAGCCATTCTTTCACCCAACACATTTTTCAAACGATTGTATAGATAGGTGACATCAAAGTAGTCAATGTTCCAACCGGTAACAATTGTGGGATTGATTTCTTGCCATTTGTTTAGGAATGATTCAAGCAGGTCAGCTTCAGTTTTGAATGACCTAACTTGAGCACCCTTAATAGTTTTATCTACATAATTGTCTGATACAACATACACAAAATAGTCATTGGTCACCGAATC